CCCGCGTGATAAAATATCATAACTTACAAAAGTCTGTTATGTTACAAACTCATGTAATACTCACTCCCATCAGACATTAAGCGACAATTAAATTTCGCTTACGTCTGAGTTTCCATTTCCGAGGCATGGTCATTTGACCATATTTTGGGGTGACAATGTTTTGCCCCATAAGCCTCAACACCTTCATAAGGTGTCCCCATGCGCTTGTGTCATATCTTTCCTTTTGAGGATCGATGACCCAGCCAGTTACACGTTGGTAACCGTCCAGTAGACGAGCGTCGGAGTATAGTGCTGCCTCTTCAGGTGATGCGGCTGACCTACAAATGTAGGACGCATCCGAAGTGCCATAAGGTAATCTACCTAAGGTCTTTTCGGCTAGAGTATACCAATACTCAGCTGTATGAAAGAGTAAATTAGCACTAAGCTCATTAGCATGCTTTACATATTGTGCGGCAAGCCCAAAACGCTTATCTAAGCCTATGCAACCGGTTTTACGGATTTTACGTAACCTCGTAGGAGTCACGTTAGCACCTTTGTAAAAATCACCACCGCAAGATTCACGAAAGTGACCCTTGCTGAAGGACTTAGTTGTATTAACAACGAAGCCGTAGTGGGAAAGTATAGCAGATGTAAGGTTGAAGTACTTAGTACGAACAACGATATCATCACCATACACAAAGATAGACGAGCGAGCTTCTTCCAGGGATAAACCCGTCGAGTAAAGCGAAGCCACTACCAAAAGGTAAATGGAAATCGCCATTACAGGAAAACAGACCGCTGAACCCATAGGTGCAAACTTCTTCATGGTTATAAGCCTTCCATCAGGTAACCTGGTGGAGGGAGTTCTAGCCAATAAAAGATCCTCACCGAGAAGCGTTGAATCAAATATCAGGTTGAAAAGCGTTAAGCTATTCATGTCTGATGCATCCTTGAGATCAAGGGTGCTCCATTCTCGATCTATAGACGAACCCTGCGCGAAATCGCGATTAATGCTTTGGTCAGTGAAATTCACAAAACCAGAAGTAAGAGGGTGAGTCTCGATGCGTTCAACCATATAGGACATAAGTCCTTGTTGGATATACTGATTCTCGACGGGCTCACAAGAAATGAGCCGGGGACCTCTTGAATCCTTAGGGACCAAGATAACCCGAGATTCCAAACGACCTTTATTAAAAAAGTCGACTGTATTTCTTACAGGGAACCTATGAAGAGAATCCTCTGCATCTTTTTCGTTCACGAAAAACAATCTCGCAAACTTAGAATACACAGGTAAATCAGGAGAAAGCCTATAATCAAACTTTTGCGTTAAAGCGCAGTTCGAGGTAACCCCAGGACCATGCTTTGGCATGATATCACCCGTATAGTCAGAAAAAAGTTTCTGACATAAGGCATTAGCCTGTGATAGAATGGGATCGTGGTCGATTTCTT